GATATATCGGTCGGACCTAATTGGGGAGCCTTGGAAGATTACGAGATGGAGTTGATTGCGGCATGATTCGTAAAGAGTTAGTAGGTGCAGTAGCTAGAGGGTGGTGTCATCCTGATACAGAACATCTTGTTATGGATGAAAAGCTAGCTTACGCTATCGTAGATGAAGTAGAGAAAATAGATAACACACCTAATCTTGGTTGTGCTACAACAATGGAACTAGTCGATGAACTTAAGACTAGGATTGAAATGAATGGTACTAGTAGCTACAGGACTATAGATGCCAACTGAGTTATGTGGTGAAACTGCGCCCGGTGGGCCTTGTACTATGAAGAAGGGTCACAAGCTTAACTACCATAGACATAGGGTTTACGAAAAGGTCTATTGGGAGATCAAGACTGATGATAAGGTGTTAGAAGTCGGTAATTCACGTGTGCCTATGAACTACGCTATCACTCGTTGTTTTGAAGAACACGAAAATCTGACTATCACTCTTCAACGTTATACCTCTAATGAACCTATTAAATCGAAGGTATAGAGAATGCTGCTAACAGCGCCAAATCGTCGTACATACGACGGAGTTAAGTCGGGCGAGGATACCCCTAGAGCTACGCTTACGATACTCTCAGACCAGGCGAGCGCAAATCGGGACAATCCCTCGCGTCAAAATAGGTACGGTTCTCCGTGCCTCTCAGAGCCTCGGCTATGTCGATAATGCGCGTAATTGCATTAGACCCAGGAATTACAACAGGGTACGCAATTGGGCAAATTACGTTTGAGGGTAAGATGCTTGTAGTGACAGGGCAGGAGAAATGGTCACACCTAGAACTATGGGGATTCTTTGAAGATTACACACCGGACTTTCTAATTACAGAACGTTTTGAATACCGCAATAGAGCAAGAGCAGGACTTGAACTGTTTAGTCGTGAGTTAATCGGAGTCACGAATCTATGGCATCAAATGCATATGGACCCTGCTAAACCTTTAGTTGCACAAATGCCTGCTGTCATCGGTGGTTACTTTACTGACAAACGATTGAAAACAGACAACATCTTCAAAGAAGGTAGACCGCACAGTAATGACGCTGCACGTCATCTGTTGCATTGGTTTCAATTCGGCCCAGGATTCCAATACAATGAACTTGGTTATGAGTCAGCGGCCTAACTTCAAGCCTTACCTAATGAGTATAGGTATTTCGATACCCGCGTTCGGTATCTACGGGCACAGGTATTTTTACTGCAACAAGCACCACAGAGTGCGGACTAAAAAGATTCTAGGAGCGCGGATCGTGTGGACTAGCTACATACGTTCAAAGACAGCAAGGGAGAGAAAAATGATGGAAGAATATGGCTATTGAACCTGACGATATAATAAGAGACTACGATAGCACAGTCGAAACTAACAAGCACATTGATCGCGTAGATGAGTTGTTAGCAGCAGTTAAGATTAACCTCACTCGGCGCGGCCTTGTGCATGATAACAGTAAACTAGCTGATCCCGAGAAAGCTGGTTGGGACGAAGCTACGCCTAAGTTGGCAGGACTGACTTACGGCTCAGAAGAGTATAGAGCTAGTCTCAGGGCTATTCGTCCGATTATAGATCACCATTACGCTAACAATACCCATCACCCGGAATATTACGAGAACGGCTTAAATGGGATGAGTCTGATGGACGTTATCGAAATGTTCTGCGATTGGAAAGCTGCTAGCGAACGTGGTAAGGGTAACGACTTCATGGAAGGCTTAAAGCACAATCAGGCACGTTTCGATATGAGCGACCAATTGTACGATATCCTAGTCAATACGGCCAAAGAGTTAGGATACGACAAATGAGTAACTCGGATATTGACTATATCGAGAAGCAGCTTAAAGGGACAACGCAGGGTTGTAATAACATATGGCCTCCCCCGAAGTCTCACACTAATTGGTGGAATGCATATGTAAGCTTAGAGTCACTTAGAGTTTCTACTCCCCCACCTACTGATACACGCAAACACTTCACTGGCGGTAATTTAGACAGTTTCCTCGTAAGTCTTAAACCCGGTGATAACGCTGTAATGGATATCGGTGGTACTCTCAATAGTTCTATCAACTTTGGTGGTACTGCTGCCGCTCCAATTAAGCTTGATCTGAACGGAAAGGTTGTTGACGGTAGACTAGATATGCGGGGTAGTGCAGTATGGTGGGAAATCTACAACGGTGGTTTAAGGGACTTACAGCCGCAAGGACCAGGACATTATCAGTCGTGGGTTATCGGCGGTTCTGATATTAAGTTCCACGACCTCGATTGTATCAATGGACACACTAAGATCGGTTGGCAGACTATTGATGATTCTACGTATGGTTCATCCCATCGTGTAGAATTCCGTAATATGCGTGTGCATAATATCGGTACTCCATCTACTGCCGCATTCGATGATAACCAAGAACACGGTTTCTACGATGTAGCTTACTCTGGACATTACATTGATTGTCTTGTCTATGATTGCGCTGCTAGAGCATTCCAGCTTAGAGCAGCCAAAAGCGCACACGTAGAATACTGCACTTGGTCAGGCTGTGGGCAGGGTGTACTATTTGGCGATTTAGGTGCGACTAACTGTATTGTTGAAAACTTTATTGGAGTCAACAATGTAGAGCTAAGTCGCTATCTCGTCGAAGAGTTTGATCCAAGTCATAACGATTCCGCTAACTTAGTTCGTAACGGTTATGCTTGGAACTCTGACGGACGCCAAGCTGTTCAAGATAATATGGCTGGCGTTGCGGTTAGTAACGTTTTTAAAGCTAACCCACAGTTGGGCGCGGATTATAAGCCTGCTAGTGGTAGTCCGGCAGCGATCTACGGTTGCCGTACTATTCCGCCTACGTTCTTTTAAAGAGTTATAGCCCGTAGTCGGCGAGGAGAGAAACACGCGACTACGGGCTATAACACCCCGCTACCAGGGGAAGTAGTAGCGGAGTCTTTTTAAATTAAGGTGTTGCCGGTGGTGCAGGTGTAACCGGCGGTGCTGCTGCGACTACTGTAGTAGGTACAGTAGGCGGCGTATTAACGAACGGAACCTCTGTTGGCGTAACTGCGCCTTGTAATGCGCGAATCACAGCAGCGCCAGCACCTAGTAAAGCTGCATTTAAAGCAGAATGCCAGGTTGACCAGTTAGGTGTAGAACCTAACCAGTTAGTAGCGGTCGCCACAAATACAGCCAAAAACGTTCTTACGATGCTGTCTAAGTAAGCAGCCCAAGGCTGCGGTAACAACTTCGCAAACGATATCATTGGGAAGAATACTTGGATCACTCTAAGTCCGGCAGCTAACGATGCTGCTAATGCAGCTAGAGCTAGAGAGATAGCTGTATTCTTATTTGGCGCACCTAAGATACCAACCCCAAAAGACAAGAATGTGATAAGGAAGGTACGTGCAAACGACGTTAATCCCGAGTACAAGACCTCATGCGTCTTAGTCGGTAAAGTAACTGGAACAGGTACAGCAGCCATGATCCTCCTTACGGGACAACATTGTAGGTGGCATAACAGTTAATAGATTGACCGTAGTTATAAACAAAGTGTCCCATAGGATAATGGCCCATGCTGAACACCATGCCGTGACCATCGTAAACAGCAACGTGTGTAGGACTACCATACGGAAATGCAGGACTCGATCTAGTCGTGAATCCGTAGAAGATTAGATCTAATGGCTTAAGACTTGCCACCGAACTAACCCTTCTAGCAGCACCAGCTAATAGAGTACCTGTATATCCTTCACCGTTCCAAGGTAGTCTAACGCCAGCTTCGATATTAGGATTCTTAGCACCGCCAGCGTAATGAGCTACGCCTGCGAGTCCAGAACAATCCATATGATTAGGCGGTGTATCTCCTAAGTGTCCTAACCACGATGGTCTAGCTTGACTGTAAGCAATCCCTCCACTATGCTCGTAGAGGTAATAACACATTTGCATACCTTGGCTACGAATTCTGTTTTCAGGAGATATATGGAGAAGAACATACTCCTGATTCATCATCGTTATCGAAAGCGAGTCGTAAGCGTATTCTGTCTTACTTCCCGCCTTATGTGTACCTAACAACGTATGATGTGTTATCGGACCATAACCAGCTAACGGTATACCGTGATCTTTCTGGAAGTTGTGGTTAGCCGTCCTAGCGTAGTCTCCCCACGTTTCAGTAAACGTTCCCCATTGCATGTAACCAGCACGGCTCAATGCACGTTTTACTGCAACTACATCTTGTCCCTTTGTACCGAGATAAATGGGACGTGCGAGAGCTACGCTAGGAGGCGCCATGATTTACCTTATTACCGTAACGAGTGTTAAAGTCCTCGTTTTCACTCTCGTCTGCATCTACTCCCTGTGGCTGATCGTGCGCTAAATCAGCGTCATCAGGTAACGGTAATTGGTTCCCCTGTTGTGGTGTTGTCATCTTTGCTCTCTCCTTCTGCTAAACGTTTTTCAACCAATCTAACCAGTCTTGACCTACGTGTATAGATTGCCCCTGCAATCATACTACTTACAACGCTTCCACCTATGAAAACAGAGTTAATTAATATCCTCAACCAGTTGAATGCGGTACTCGGCTGAGTCATTGCAATGATGCCCAACGTTAGATAGCTGGCTTGAGTGATTACTCCGCCAACGTAAATTAGCATGGTTGTAGTTGCTACATTCTTTCTAAGACCAAGCTCACCATTACCTTGGCTCTCGTCCAGCCAATCTAAGTCCTGTTTGGACTTTTGTAATAATAGGAGCATGAACATAAAACCAAAGATCGCTACTGTAGTCCATACGATCTCTAGTATGCTTATTGTTTCTGTTACCTGCATTACTGTGTTAGCTCCTATTGACGCGTCATGTTTTTGTATTGTAACTCAACTAGCCGCAGACGTGCATTCATTTCTCGTTGAGCGGTTCTTTCCATTATCAATCTAGCTTGGAAACTTTCTTCCTCCCACTTCTTATCTTGCTTTTTATGACGCCAAGTCTTAAGCATTTTAACTTCCATCGTCCGTACTAACTGGGGTATTTTGAACGATCTTCTCGGAGATATTGACCCCTCGTAATGCGACTTGCATCCACATGGCATTGGACTCTTCGACTTTATCATAGCGTTCTTTTAGCTCCCTATATTGCCAGCCAAAGACCCACCAACGTCGTGTGCCTGATAAAATCACGAACGCTAATATGCCAATAATACCGCCGGTGTTGAGGTAGTCTGAAAGGTTTTTAGGACTATCAACAACTAATGATAATAAATGAAACATTAAGCAATAGTTGTAGCCGGAGTTAACCTAAAGACTTCTGCACGATCTATCCAGAAAGTTCTACTAACAGTATCATTATTAGCAACACGCATCAGAACGAAATACGGTGAAGCTACAACAGCCGCAGGTGCTATTGCCATAGCCGCTAAAGTAATTTCAGCACCGTATCCATCACCATTAATTCCACCAGTTGCAAAAGGCGAATTACCATTTATGTAGGTTACTGAATCTAACGGTGATCCGCCGAAATCTGTTGCAACACGAAATTCCCATCCAAATGATTTACCAGAAGTCATTGCTGTAGCACAAGCAACACGAATCATAAAGAAATAAAGACCTGGTACATTTAAACGAGGATTAAATTCATCCGTCATATCCATAAGTCCTGGACTTTGACCAGAACCAAATGGCGGGAATTGAAGTGACTCTAACCAGTCACATTGACCAGCAGCGCCACCACCAGCAACGGTTACTCCATTATCGAAACTGTATTGCATCCATTCCGCAGTTAATCCACCGCCGCCTCCAATCTCACTCCAAGCGTCATTAACATATTTCCACGCTGTGTCATCGGAACCTATAGCTACCTGACCATTAATAGCATCCTGAGGGAAGTTCGTAGGATCGTAAATAGGAACAGTAGGCGCTGAAACGTTTTTCAGCCGCTTGACCTCATTCTCTAGTTTAACGATTCTTTTGAATAGAACGTCGTAAGTGTCCATTATCCCTCAGGTATCCCAACGCCGGGAGCAGTTGCATAGATTTGTTTCAACGTAAACGAAACTTGCGCTAATCTCTCAGAACTGACTGTCGCTTGATAACTAACAAGCTGATGAGCACTATCTATCATGTGAGCTATCAAATCGTAGTTGATGTAGATAGCCTTTCCTTTGCGGAAAGTGCTCCAAAAGCCACTGATCCTTCTAGGATTCACAGTCATCGGAATATCATGCTGCGGGTTAAGATCAATAGAGAACTGCTTGTGAGTTTTAGCATCTAACTCGTCACGGTTACGAACATCACCGAAATCGTAGTTCTCGTCTAAACGAGTATATAGAAGCTGAGAAGCCGGTTCACCATACGTTGCCGCTAACTGAGTAGATGTAGCGAAGCCTGCACCCGATCCTGTGATATGAGTACAAGTAGGACCGTTGTTAGTAAATTGCAAATCATCAGGAGTTGCTGCTTCTGTGGAACCATCGAATGTAAACGATATAACAGGAGCAGCGTTGTTACCGAATCTATATGGAGAAGCCCACAGAACCTTCATATCGTGGCTAATCCACCAGTCGAATCCTTGTCCGATATTGCTCAGATCGTCTACGATCTGGAATAACTTGGTATTGTCTGCAAGCGTGAATTGGTAGTTCGTTGTTATACCAGACAGAGTAGCGAGAGCAGTTATATCGAAGATGATACGTTCAGGGACATTCATCGTCTGACTGAACAAGTCACCGAATATTCTAATCACGTCACGATTATTAGCCTGATAAACCAGCCCCGGCGGTGTAACAACTCCTGAGCCAGTTAGTTCGTCGCCGTCGAATGTATTGAGATACTGATAATCATTGACGTGAGTAGGTCTACCATCGAATGGGTACTGCCATCGTTCTAGCATATGCTCCCAAGTCTTGCCAGCTATACTAGTGAAGTCCGTACCCTTGACTGTATTAGCACTAACAATCGGACCAGCCTGTATAACAATGTTTCCGTAGCGAAGCCGATAGTAAGTCCTATAAGGGCCGACCCAATCATGGTGAACAATGAAACTACCATCTTGATCTTTCGCAGAGAAACTAACCTGGAATGCGCAGTTACCTACTCCACTAATCATATCGTCGAATGTAAGACTTTCGGGATAAATGCTTATAAAGCTTCCAGGCGTGAATGTAGGATCAGCCGATATATCGACCCAATATGTTCCATCGGCAGATACAGTAGGCATGATTAAATAATCCCGTCGTCAGTATCGAAAGAACCCCAATAACCAGAAGGATGCACGAAGAACTCTTCGTATGACGGAGTGGTTATTGTTATTACTGTAGCTATATCTTTAATCGGTCCTGTGTCTAAAGCTGATACTTTGGTTCTAGATGTTGCTCTGACAGGATCAACGAACTGTGATATCTCGTTAGATGTAACACCAGTAACAGATGGTATAGTTCCTGAATCGGTGAAGATCGTCATTACGACCAGTAATACTTATCAGAGGTCGTCTGACCTACGAACCAAGGATCGGTGCTAACGAAAGTAAGAAGGTACTTAGAATAACCCGGATAGCCGCCTACATTCGGTGCGCTAAAAGCTGAAATAGTAACATCGCAACCTAAGTCCTCTGTCATACCAGATAGCGTTATAACTAGGGAACCGTTGTTACGAACCGTAGGATGCATACCACTCGTACCATCATTAGGATCACCGAACAGAGCTAATGCGAGAGCAAGTCTCTTGGCTACATAATCGCTAGCATCATTAGCAATTAAATCACCTTCGATGTTCAATTCCATCTGACCACGATAAGTGAACGTAGGCCAGATACCATGTTGTTCCATTTTATTGCGTGAGAAATCAGTACGTTGAGTAACCTGAACATCGAGGTTAGTGAATGGAGCGATATCATCGTTCAAGTTGTACGTAGCTGCTGTTTCAGCATTTGTGTAGACACAAGCAGTTATCACGGTGTCACTCCATACTTAGTCTTGCGAGCGAACTCTGCATGACGTAACTGCGCCTTTACGCTAGTATGCTCACTAGTCGGCGCTGTAACGTGGTAGTGCGTATGATACTGTACGCCCTGAGTAGTCCTTGTTGTAGTACCGACCACAGGACGAGTATTTGTGTTGTGAGGATTATGTGCAGTATGTCGTGCTGCGTGTGCTGCTGCGTGTCTAGCAGCCGCTCTAGCAGCCGTAGTAGTAGGATGATGAACCTCAGGAACGGTTACACCGAACATATCCTTGATGATGCTCTTAATCTCATTAGCAAGACCAAGCCGCTTGTCGCGCATACCTGCAATCATCTGCTCAGCTATCTTGGCACCGTATTTACGGTAGTCCTTGAGTTGATCCTTTAACTGAGAGATTGTCTGCTTATGCAGCAACTTCTGTCCTTGATCGAATGCAGCGGTGTATTGCTTCCATTGAGATTTACCCATTCCAGCAAGCGCACGAATCGCAGGTAATGCCTGAGGACCAGCTTGTATAAGTTGGTTAATTAACTCCTTAGGCGCACCGCGCTTTTGTAGCTTGCCAATCTCTTTATAGAAGTTTCTGAACTGAGCATTCTGAGAACGAATGTCCTTTAAGTAGTCTCCACCGCGAGGCTGATAACCGTACTGTATCTGGTTCTGCTCTCTAGGACTATTCATAAATGGACCGTTAAACAAAGTTCCCATGATACTCTGATTCTGCTGCAAGAGTGTATCGTACATACTCATTGCATTCTGAGCAATTGACGCTAGTTCAGACTTCAATGCATCAGCACGCTTCTTAGCGTTACTAATGGTTTTCTTGGTATGCTTTTCATCTGCTGATTCTAGCGCACTAATTAACGACTGAGCAGCAGCGAACTGATCTTTACTAGCCTTGCTCTGTAGGTTAGCAAGAGCCTTAGCTGCTGCTTCAAAGTTAGCTATCGTCGGCTTGCGCTTAGCAAGATCATCGAGCTTTACGATGTTCTTAACAGCGGCCGTTACATCTGCATTAGTAAACGGAGCCGGTGGCGCGGGTGCAGCCTTTACTCCACTTCTATACGGTGCGTGAGTAACAACTCTACGCAATCCGTGAGTAAGTATAGATACTGCATTTACCTGATTCCCGAAAGCTGTGATACCCTTCTCTTCAACACCGATTTGTTTCAATAGAGCTGCATCGCGTGCCTTCTTCATTTGGTTAACAGTACCCAATGTAAGCACGTTCATTATCCCTTGCGAGTGATCTTGCAACCAAGCAACGCCAGGAATTTTACGCTCTAGATGATCGGGGTTAAAGCCGCCGCCAGGAACGTTTTTACTAAGCCAGTTACCAGCCTTGTTAACCTCATCACGAATCTGACGACGGTAGATAATCGTTATGACGGCTACAGCCGCAAAGCCGTTAATCAACAGTAAGGCTCTAGATAACAGAGTTACCTCTGTCGTTGCCGTTGCTGCACCAGCCTCAACAGCAGCGAAGTTGTTAACTATGCCGGACGACCATACTATCATCTTTATAGCTGCTAACGTAAGTAGAATATTCTTCAATCCACCGAGAGCATCTATTACAGGCTTTAGCTGCTTATGGAATGTTAACAGAAGTAAGATAAGAGCTGGAATACCAAGCCCTAATGCAAACCTCGCGCTAATTACTCCACTCTCTGAACTTAAAGCAGCGAGGCCACCCTTACCGAATATCAACAGTCCTATAGCTTCTTGCGCTCTAACAGCCATACCGAAGATCGTAGACAGTGTGCCTCCAACTAACAGGAATATCCCTACGGATGCACCTATCTCACCTACCCATCTTTTCGTGCTAGGACTAAGCTTGTCGAACCACATCACAAAGTCCTTAATCGGCTTAGCAAACTTCTGGAACACCGGCAGCGCCGCAGTACCAATCTCTAAGACAAGTCCATGTAATTGATTAGTTAATTCAGCCCACCTAACCTGTGGGGTTTGTGACATAACTGCAAACGACTTTGCAACTTCATTATTGTCGTTAGCGACCTTCTTACTCACGTCACGATATAGGCCCAGCTGAGTAACATAAGCAGAGAATACACGACGAGCGTTAACGAACTGACTAGAGCCAGTTACCTGCTTAAAGTAATTTTGTAGATCAACGCCACCCTTCTTTAATTCGGGGTGAGCCTTGACAATCTCCTGTACGATTCTAGATACGGAAAGTAGTTTACCGCCAGGAGCAATGTTCATGCCTACATCTTGACTAATCGCTTCGTGGTACTTACCGAATGTTTCCGTTAATCGCGCGAGTCCTGTAGTACCGATACGCAGCGACGGGAACACTCTTGACACGAATGCGATATCCTCGAACATCTGCTTTGTACTGTAACCAGCAGACTTAAATGCAGGAATAACTTGGTTCAACGAACTAGTCATCTCACCCATCGTCATAGCGCCGAAACGAACAGAAGCCTGCATCTGATTCATTACTTTAGGAATCTGCCGTGCGCTTAAGCCGAAGTTGTTGATTAGTGCGATGCCTGTCTTAGTTACCTCGTTAAGAGATACCTGCCCATAGTTGGCAGTAAAGACCCTACTGAATTCTTTGAGAAGTCCAAGACCTTCGTTTAACTGCTGCTTCTGTCCACCCTTTAAGGATAGACCAGAGAAGATTGAATAGAGGCCGCCAGTTAAATCAGAAGATTTAGCAGGAGTAGCACCCGTAACTAATTGGTGCTGTAACTGGCTCTGCAAGTAAGTAGCATTCCTCTGTACCTGTGCTACTGAGTTGCGGCCTGGTAACGTACTCTGTGTAGCAGCTAACGCAACTTGCGTATTGAACTTAGCTGCTGCATACGCGGCTCCTGCAAATACTGCGGTCGTAACAAGGCCGAACGTTTGCATCGTCCGGCCTACAGATTCGGCTACTTTACCATACTGACCTAGCCGAGAACCAGCACTTTTTGTAGCCGCATCAATTTCAACCATCTTTGCGGCTGCTAACTGCTGAGCACCCGTAAGGTTATTAATCTTGTCTGTTAACTGACCACTGATCTGCGTAAGTCTAGCTTCGCGCTCAACAAGATTTTGAGCAGCGATAGCCTGATTAGCATAACCAGCGGCAGCAGCATCAGCGCGTAATTGAGCAGCTTTAACTAACTGAGGATTCGCTCCTACAGTCTTAGCTAATTTCGCAGCCTTCTGCTGAGTTTCAATGGAATAAGCTTCTGATCTAGCTAAAGCGACTTGCTGTGCAGCTTGCGCTTTAAGTAATGAAACACGACGAGCACCGCTATCAACACTAGCCTTTTCGTTGATAGCCATTTTCTTTTGAGCTACAAGCTGAGACTGACGTAACTGTAAAGCTTGCTTTTGACTCGCTAGAGAGGTCAAAGCATTTCTGCGGCTAAGTCCAGATATGTCTGCACTAGCCTTTCTAAGATCATTAGAAAGGTAGTTACGTCCACGAAGGACAAGCATCAATTCGTATGCGCTAGCCACTACTTTGACCTCTCCATCGAGTCGGCTTCATGTTTATCCATTGCCTTTATAACAAGTATCATCTTGGTAATATCTCGCGGCTTCTGATCGTACAAACCCCCCACAGTTGGTAGAACACCGATCCGCATACAGAGTGTAGTTATCTCTACCCAATCAAGTGCATCTTCAACTATACTCTGTGAAACAACGCGTGGAGGAACTGGATTACCGCTTAAATCTCTTTCAACGTTACCTTCTGCGTCTCGCTCGTATCGCTCCCATTCTCCGACGATTGATTCTCCTCTTCCGGAGACAATGAGTTCAACTGCGGCGGAAAATCATCTAACATCACTTCATCCTCATCTTCGTTCAGATCATTGATTAGTTTTTCAATCTCTGACCCAACCTTAGGATTTAAGAGTTTGATTGACATTGGACGGCCGAAGTCGATCTTTCGCTTGTTCTGATCTGTAAGGTTATGATCCAAGATACAGTTAGCGAAGTCAAAGGCCACAGCCCACTCGTTATAAGATTCAAGCTCGATTTCACTAATAGCGTCACCGGGCTGTTTACCCTTCCGAGCAGGCTGTGACCTCATCATCATCCTTGTTGCCTTATCCCGTCGGGTAAGTTTCATACCGTAAGGCAACGGACGCAGGATGATGAACCCATCTTCGTCGTTAGGATCATTAGGATCGGCAGGAGCAGTTTTAAGCTCGTACCGCTCACTGGCATTAGGATCAATTGTAACTATCGGCATTTTCTCTCCTTAGTTGCCTTACTAAGTTATATTGACAGGCGACTTGCACTCGATACTATAGCCGGTTCCCCCTGAGATAGCCAGCGAACGCATTGTAACTGCTGCGCTAACCAGATCGGCCATTCCCTTAGTATCGACCGTGTACTGATCGTATGCCGTGCGGTAGTTAATGATTCTAACAGCCTCAGTCGCGGCACCGTATGTACTACCAGCACCACCAGGACGGTTAGACTCTAACTTAATGGAGCGGAGCGTGCTGTTCTTGAAGTTGTTGTACTCCGTCTTATCAAGGAAGTCAAGCTCCGTAGTTAATGTTGCTTCCGTCACACCGTATGCAATGAAGTTAGCAGCGCGTGACGGGTTAATGCGATTCTCTGCAACAGCAGCATGGTTGATATCCATAGTGTAACCGCTGAATGCCGGACTTAACGACGCGAACGTAGGAGTTAATCCAGCCGTATCAACGTAAATACTATGAGCATCTGCACCAAACAACTCTGCATCAATCCAGGTCGGAACACCGACTAACGTAGCAGCCGTATTCGCTTCTGCAAGACCAAGGACTGTAGCCGTACATTCAAGCACACCGTTGTTGATAGTGAATGACCACTCACTAATCACGCAACCGCTATAGAGGAATCCGACGCCATTACGCTTAATAGCAATCGAAATACCCTTAGCAGTACCACCGGGATACGTTGCACCAGCAGCCGTAGGACGTGCAATGTAGAGATACGGCCCTGAACCGGATTTAACGACCGAGTGACGTGAAGCGTAAAGAAGGTACGGAAGATA